GATCCGGTTCTTAACATCCGTAAGGTCTCGGATCGTATCATCATTGACCCCGCCAGACGACTTGCCACCGCCATAAGCCGCCATCAGACGGAAGATCTCTCGCAGAGTTTTTCCATCTACAGCCGAGGCCAAGTTAAGCAGAGCGTTCGCAATCGAATCTCGTTCACCGGAAGTCAGCGCATATCCAACCTTGTCACCAACAACCTCGGCATTAGAAGCCATTCGACCACCAACCAAAGCGGCCGGGAGCCGCGTCTGAATATCATCTGTATCCGCCTGGACCGTCGTAAGCGCAGCCGAGGTTGCAAGACCGGCCTGAATCTCTGTCACGGCATCTGCCGCAAGAGCATCCGCGTCAATAGCATTTGTGGCAACAGCCGCCGCCGTGACCACGCCAGCCGCCATAGCCCCGACCGAAGCGTCGATCCTGCCGCCCACAAGCGCAGCAGGAAGGCGAGCCTGAATATCATCCGTATCCGACTGGACCGTTGTGAGAGCCGCAGAAGTCGCAAGCCCAGACTGAATCTCCGTGACCGCCGAAGCCGCGAGGGCGTCCCCATCAATAGCGTCCGTTGCAATTGCCGCTGCATCAATCGCGCCAGCCGCAAACTTCGCCGCCGTGATCGTCCCTGCCGCGAGAGTTGCAGCATCAATCGCACCATCGGCAATTGCGGCGGCGTCAATTGCCCCTGCCGCAAACGTGGCCGCGTCAATGGCCCCATTCGCGATCTTAGCCGCCGTAATGGCGTCAGCGGCGATTGAATCCGCGTCGATTGCGCCGGTAGCAATGGCAGCGGCGTCGATGGCACCGGCCGCAAACTTCGCCGCCGTGATAGCACCCGTCGCGATGGCCGCTGCATTGATAGCTGAAGCGGCGAACGTCGCCGCGTCGATAGCCCCGTCGGCAATCTTGGCCGCAGTGATGGCATCTGCCGCAATCGAGTCCGCGTCAATAGCTCCCGTTGCGATAGCCGAAGCTGTAACCGCGTTCGCCGCAATAACCTGTACGTCCGCACGGACGCCGTTCCCGGTTCCACTAACGATGGCGTCATGGACAGCAGCGGGTACGACCATAAACTCACGCCAGACAGGGAGCGCACCGGACTCATAAATAGCCACGATTAGCGGGCCCAGAGTGTCCGTGTCCGTCGCGTCAAGCGCAACCTCATACCAGCCATTCTCCTCATGGGCAAGCGTCTGTGCGGCGTTCTTCTGAGCCCAGGCCCCGCCGAGCTTCTTGAGCCGGATGTCGGGCTGAGTAATGGTTAAGGCCGTCTCGGGGGTCACACCATCGGTCGAGTCCACGAACGGGCCCATCCCAATCTCAACAGCCGTCGATTGCTTGAGCAATATTGCCATTATCCGACCCTCCTGCGCCTGTAGGAATTCTGACGAGTCGCCTTGGCAGTCGCAGGCACAAGCCCAAAAACAACCCCGGTGTTCCCGGCATCGGCAGTCGAGACCGAGGCCCATGTACGCGCCGCGATGTTGGCCCCGCTACTGTCTCCAGACGTGCAGGCAATCGAGCAGTCGTTCCCGGTGCCGCTCTCCAGGTCGAACCGCGTCGTGCAGTCCGGGTCCACGTCGTTCGACATGGCCGCCGCGAAGGTCGTGTTGTCGTTACCGTAGAACGCGACGAAGACAACGTGGCAGGCCACCGCCGGGTCGAAGGCCGGGAAAGAGACGTTGTCGCTATCGGCGGCCGTCTCGGTCCGAACGGGGGCGGTCGCATCGAGGGGGCTATCAGATGTCACAGCCCCGCGCCACGCGCTAATGACGCCCGCAAAGAGCAAATTGTCGTCCGTGGCCTTGACGAAGTTGAACGTAGCCCCGCTGTCGGCGGCGACGGCCCGCTTCCAGTAGATCGAATACTGATGATCGGCGGCGGCCGTCGTGCAGTCGTTAACTTCGGTCGCAATCACGGCCGTCCAGCCCGTAGGCGGAGTGACCGCATTCGCTGTAACGTTTTTATTGATAAGACAACAGATGAGAATATCATTTGCTAAACACGAAGGGGCCACAACAGGCAAGGTGACAATCGCATTATCCACCGCCAGGGCCCCGGCCGCTTGAAAGGTAACAGCCATTTACTCTTCCGTTGTCACAGTCTTAGAGATTCGACCCTCAGAATCGTGGCCCACGATTTCCGTCGTTCTCTTCCTCTTCCGGCCCACCAAGAACCCAAACAGGCCCGTCAAAGAGTCGCTGATCTTCTCCAACGCCGACGCCGCCCGGCCCTCCGACACCGTCACCTCAACCTTCGGAGGTTCATGCATATAAACCTGTGCTGGAGGTACATTCACCTGGGCCGCCGCGACGTTCACCACAGGAACCGGAGAACGCATAATTCTCACAACAGGAGCCGGGGGCTCCGGGATATGGATCACGGCGGGAGGGATATTCACAATAGGCGTAGGCAACCTCAACCCGGCCATCGACGCGGCCAACTCTTCCTTGGTCATACCATAACTAACATTAACGGGGGGAGAAGCTGCCTGTCTGGAGTCCGTAATAGTCTTATACATAAGGGCCATCTGCTCCGCAAACTTGCCGCCCTTGTCTTCTCCTTCACCGCCCTTGCCACCACTCACCTTCTTGCCCGGATCTCCCTTGGAGCCCTGCAGCCTGCCCCCAGGGCCCTGGATAAAGTCCGACCCACCCGGGAGGGCACCCGGCCCGGGAGACTCGATAATGTCGTCATCCGGCCCAGGAGGAGTAAGATTGACCAGAGGATAACCCTCACTAACCTTGATCTTAAAGCCCGCCGTAATGAGCACCTGGAGCATTTCGGCCATCTCTTTAGGATTAATCTTACGGTCGTCATAAATCTTGAGCCGGGGCATTTCAGCCGCGCCGAGCCCCATCTGAAGGAAATTGATACGGTTGACATCCCAGACCAGCTTGACCAGATCCGCCAGGGCCTCGGCCAGGAGCAGGCGGTCGTACTCGATCAGCGCGTCCATCGTGTCCCGCTGGATCTCGCCGAGCGCGTAGGAGCCCCCACCCTCGGCCTGCGTCGGAAGGTTGGAGCCCAGGACCAGCAGGCGCAACTGGGTGTCAACGTAGTCAATCATCCACTGGACGATCTCATACCCGCGCCCGGGGCCGTCCAGCAGTTCAATCTCGTCGTCCTTGTCCTTAACGAAGAAGTGCTGGGAACGCTGCTTCTCCAGTTCGCGAATAAAAGCATTAACAATGGACTGGTTCGTCTTCCCAGTAGAGGAGTTCCTCGCATTGTAGACCGAGGCCATGAGGAAGCCCTGGGCCCACCGCTCCGCACCCTGCAGGCCCGAGCGGAACAGAATCTCCTTGGCTCGCCAATAGAAATACATGGCGTCAATGAGACCCGAGCCGTAGCCCAGAGTGGACTCGTCATCGTTGTAGACGTACTTGACGTACCACTCAGGATGCTCCCACTTGGTCCACTGCCGAGTGACATAATCCCACTGACGCCACTGGGTCTCGTACCGCTCTGTCGGCTGCCCAACATCAACCTTGGTCGCGACCTTGTCGAACCTGAGCCGCCCCACGTCCTGCAGATCCGTCGGGACCCACCAGTTACGCCACGTCTGGTCCCCCAGGGGGAGGTACTGAAGACTCCCGTTCACACGGGCATAGGAGGAGCCAGTGAAAACGCCCTGGGCAAGGTTATACCGCGCCGTGTCGAATCTCTTGATGTGAGAGAATAGCTTCTCCATGTGAGACGCAGCCAGCTTGTCCGTGGGAGAGTCCGACGCCGGAACCATCTGCCACCGAGCACCTGCGACCATATGCCTACGCATCTGACACAGCGAAGCAATCGTGGCGTCTTGCATCATTTTCCTATACGCTGTAGGATCAGATGCTAGAGCAATACTCTGCTCATGTAGGCGATGGCCCTCATGGATGCTAGACAGTTGAGTCCCGTAGAAGTCCTTATTGGTGGACTGACGGACCTGAAATGGGAGACTCACAATTTACCTCGCTTCGGCGTTCTCCGCCGACAGAATAGCCACAGAATGAATGAATCGAAGCTCACCACCAAGACTGCGGTTACAAGAACCCACAGATCATCCGCGTCCAAGCGGCTCCTCGGGGTAGATGTTTTTCAAAAAGGCGTACCTGTCTGGCACCGGGTCGTCCTCGGGCTCATCATCCATCGAGCCGGGCTTCCGCTTCAGAACCTCTGGAGACACTTCCACAGGACCCATGCCCCTGGACTTCTCCGTCAACCAGTTGAAGGCCCCAGCCCCGGCGTCCATCTGGTCCAAAAATTGGGCTTCCTCCTGGGCGCAGTGCAGTTCCTCGATGAAGTCCGAGTTCCACCCTCCTCGGACGATATAAACATTCCCGGCCTGACACTGCGAAGCAAAGGCCCCGGCCCGCACGAACTTGTCCCCGGTCGCCTTGATCGACTCGCACCGGAACCCGGCCAACTCCCGGATGATGGAGGCGTTCTGGGCCTTGCCGCCCGAGCCCGGCTCCTCCTCGATCACCTGAGCACAGTGTTCCGACCCGTCCAGTTCGGCCGTGAACTTGATCTGCTCGTCCCGGATTCCCGGGGTCCACTGTCCCTTGACGACATCTTCCACAAAAAATCCCTTGGGAGTCCGGGACATCTTCACCCCGGCCGTCCGCTTGCCGTTCGTCGTCGCGGCAAGATCCCAGAAACGGACGCGCCCCACCATGAGCCCGTCCACTGCCGGGACAATCTTGTCCTTAAACCAGAGGCGGCTGAAGATCGTCCCACCATCCACCACTTCCCAGTCGCCGTTCAGAAGGCGCTCCCTCGTCACCGGGTCCAGGTGCATCAGGGACTTGATGTACGTCGCCCGGTCGATAGCGGGGTTGTCGTTCAGGGACGCGGGGATGAACACCCGGTCCGGGGCTTTGGAGTCGATGAACCGGGCCTTCACCCACATGTGCCCGAGACCGCCCGGGTTCGACGCCGCCCGCATACGGATCGGGATGGTGGAGCCCGCCGCCCTACGCAAACGAGAGAAGAGGAAACGGAATTCGTGTTCGTGGAAGTCCGTAAGTTCGTCAAATCCAATAAAGTGATAATTGCCGCCCTTATACCTACGCAGAGCCGCCGCATCGTCCATGTGCCCGAACTGAAGCGTAGCCCCGGCCGGGAAGTGCCAAGCCTTATTTTGGGAGTCCCACTTGGCGTCCGTCCCGGAAAGCCAATCATGGGCCCGATCAATAAGGCCGCCGGGCTGGGCCAACTCGTTGAAGTTCCTGCGGACGATGAGGGCCGCGTATCCGGGCTCCTCCACGTACTGCAGCGCCCCCATCAGGAGCCACGAACTCTTGCCAGGACCCGCGCTCCCACCGAAGAAGATTTCCTCGACATGATCCAGACAAAGGCCCAGATGTTGTTTGGGAAATGGTACCTGGGCGATGTACTTGTTCCAGTGTGGAGTGAGCCGGGAGGCTACCGCCTTGGCGTACTCCAGGGCCTTCTCGTGCCGGGACAGGACCGTCCGGCCCGCATTAATGTCCAGAGCCATCTGGATCTTCCTTGTTTGGCAGCGCAACGAGTTCCTCGTCAGCCGTCGGCGCGGGAAGATCTAGCATCAGAGTGGGCATAAGATTAAACTTACGCGCCAACTCCAACACATCGTTCATTCGCTCCGGGGTGGCAAGTATATTGTTCTGCTGCAGGTTTACCTGCGGTGAGGGGAGAGACTGGGGCCGCCCCTCCTTGTCCACATACTGAATCTGCTGGGGCGCAGCGTTGTCCCGATACTGCTGGGGGCGCTTCGCTTTCATCCGAAACATCAAAAGCGTGTCAGAGTAAACCCTTTTCATCCCAACCAGCCGCCCTGTCTGGTAGACCGGCT